TCTATAAATGGCTTAGTGTATTGTGATGTTATTCTTTCTGATTCATCTTTACCCTCAGCTATACCAAAATCTTTAGCAATCTTCCAAGTAGCTGCTTTTGTATCAAGATTAAACATCTGTTGTACAAAGTCAATGCAATCACCTTTATACCTGTCATCTGCAAAATCATTATGCTGCAGTTTACCATTTCTCATGTACACACCAAAAGAAGGATTGTTGTCTTTACGAAATGGACTTTTAAATATGTGACCAATAGTAAAGTTTCCAATGTAGTACCTGTATACATCGTAATGGTCAATCTTATTAAAGAGAAACTCCTTTGTAATCAACTGTTCTATCTTCAGTAGTTCCATCTTCCGGTTTTTTATAGTGAGCAATCAGATGTAAATATCCTTCTTTAAGATCAAAGAAAGATCTTGCCCAATTATCCCTTACTAAACCATCCTCACCATTCTCATACAGGTCAATAAGATCAACATTCTCTGTTAGCGTTTTCCACATATCTTCGGCAAGAACAGTGCTTAAACCATTTACATCCACTTCACTGTATACTTTTTCCTGTTCTATCATATTTATTTCTCTTTATAAAGTTCCAAACTACTGAGATAACCCATTATCTCGTCTATACACTCACCGTCTGTTTTCTTTTCTGCATCTTGATTGATAATTTTTATTATCCTTTCAGCAATATTTTCTATTTTCAAATACTTATCCAATATTGGCCACAGATCATCAAGCTTGATACCATCTTCTGCATATTCTAGTGTTTCATTCCATACAGAAACAGAACTATCCGAAATCTTGGACAGCATCTGTTCGTACTGTTCTTTTGTTAGCTGCATATTATGCTTGTTGAATCTTCTGCATATACTTAATTATCAGGACAGAATGTTCCTTTTGAAACTCTACCATTACATCACGGTTAACTTTGGTCATTGAACCAGGTAGTTCGGGTAATTCTATTGAGTCTAACATCTTAGCCATTTCAATCTTTTCCTGCATTACTTTGATAAAGTCTTCAGTACTCTGCATCTTTACAGTTGATTTAATATCAGCACTCCTCCTTGTCCATGTCTTCTTCTGCTTTTCTACAGGTGCTGGTGTACCTGGTTCTGTTGCAAACCCTGGTAGAATAGCTGCTATGTTTGTACCGGGTATCTCATCTACTGTAGTTGTATTATTTACCATTGCAGTAAGTGTTTCTGCTACTTCTACTGGTGTCATTTGTCCTTCCATATTTATGTAATTGTTGATATTTTCTACAATAAACTCTCTTTCTTCCTGTGTAGACAATTTTTCATCAAGAAGATACTGATCTATTTCACGTATGCTTTTGCCTTTATTGTACATCTCTACAACATTAGATAATACTTCAGGTACAACATCATCTCCATACATCACAACATCTCCTGTTTCTTTTTCTATTATTGAATTGTCACCAAGGATATATACTAACTTTTTCATTTTCTTATTTAAAAAATAGGAGAGGTTTTTACACCTCTCCTATAGGTTGTGAACTTAACTAGAAATCTATATCATCAGCATTTGTTACTTCAGTGATTATTTCATCACTTGCTTGCTGATAGTTATTTGGATCAAATGCTTGTAGCATTGTAAAGGTATAGGCACCACTTACACCATACTTACCAGTAGCTTGTTCATGCCACTTTTTGATACCTTTATCTGCTTCCCAGTTACCTGTAGAAACAGCAAAGTTAATCTTCTTCATCTGGAAGTTGCTTAAGAACTCTTTGTAAAGATTTTGATACATCTTTGTCTCACCATCTTTTTCAACAATACCTACAAATGCAAGTGCACCAACATTTGTGATCATTGCATCATCACCTGCACGTAACTGAGACCTATACTGGTCGTCAATATATTTGTCAAAATTCTTAAACATTTTATTGACATCTATAAAGATATTAGTTCTTTCAGAAAAGAAATTAGCTTTACCTAACCATGCTTTTAAGAATGTATACAGATCTGCTTCACCTTGAATAGATTCCCTCACTTTCTTGCTACCGGTAAGTTTACCATCCTTATCTTTCAGAATCAAATTGTTATTCTTGTCACGATACTCAGTAAACCATCCCGGAAGAATATCTTCACTATCTACCCATGTAGACATACCATTCTGATTAACAAACTGTTTCTTACCAGATGTTTCTGATACTACTGGTTTGTTTACAATACGAAAACGAACATTAAAAGGTTTGCACTCCAAAGTTGTTTGTTCTGCCTTCAGCCAAATACTGATTGAAACAAAGTCATCACCCTTTTCTGTCTTACCTTCATAAACCTGATCCTTTGTTTCCCCAGTTACTTCAAAACCTAACAGTTCTGCAACTTCTTCCTTTGTAGGATTTATGGCCAAAACTGAACCACTGAAAAATCCTGTAAATAGGTCTTTTGGACCACCGCCTGTACTTTTTACTAATTCCATAACTTGTTTTTAATTGATTTTTTTGCTAAAAATTGATTAGAAAGAATAATATTTTTCTATACAGTCAAAAATGTATTTACCATCATTTGGTATTTCCAATAGATTATCACCATTCTTATCAGGGAACATGCCTTCTGGTACCTTAGTTGAGGTATCTTGTTCAAATGTTCTTAAGAAATACTGTGGTTTACCATCTTTCATCCTTGTACCAGTGTACAATACAATAGTGAAATGTTGCTCTATTTTGCCCTCAAACTCCTTGCCATGTACTGACATCATTCTCTTCTTACCTTCACCTTCTACTTTCAACCATTCATCATGTGAAAACACAATGATATCTTTCTCAATATTTTTAAGAATTTCAATGTACTCATACACCTGGCGGTTGTAATTCTTGTAGATATCAAAGCCGGTAAAGTTAATAGCCATTTCCTTATTAAGAGTATTGAAAGCCATTGTTTGACTATCAATAATTATTCTCTTAATGGTAGGATCTGCTCCATAGTTCTCAAGATTAGCTTTGAATGATGACCAGTTCTTTGGCATACCCATACGCTTGAACTGTCCACCTTCTTTAAATGGAAGAGGTTTCCTCTCCATATTAATATACCCGGTATTTTCCCTGTCTACCGTTTTTGACAAGTAGGATTTACCTGCACCTGTCGGGCCAACAATGGCCAGTTTCCCATAGAAACTTCTTGCTAATGTAGATGCTTGTTTCTGCTCTACACCTTCTTTTGTACTCATATGAATTGATTAATTGGTTACTCGTTTAAAAAATAATGACCACTTGTTACTTGTTGATATATTTCTTCTTTAATATCTTTCTTTTTCATTAAAGTTTTAAATATACCAAACTCTGGCTGTAATGCCATTGGGAACTGGATTCCATTCGTCCCAAACGAATTTTTAAGAATATGTAATGATCTGTAGTAAGTTTTAAAGTACTCGTCTCTAAATCCCTTTAGACTATAACCATTCTCCTTATGTCCATCAAGATCACCTACTATATGCCTATATGGTTCAAATAAAGCAAGTACTACATCAGCATCATGTTGTGTCTGAGATGAATCAGCAAAGTCACTTAGCTTTGGTGCCAGATCACCTAACTTCAATCTTGATACATCAGCAAGACTACGGTTTAACTGCTGAATAATTACCGGTGAAAAACCATAAGTATCTCTAGCCTCTCTCATTACTTTACTAAACTTATCTATCTGTCCTTTAGATTTATCCATATCTTTCTCAGATGCAAGAATACCTATATGGTCAACTATGACTAGTACAATATGATTAGGATGATTTGGTATATACTTCCTACTGGCTAGTATATTCTCCATTGATTTATCATTCTTGTCTTTATCTATAATGGTACCATGTTTTCTTGCAAACTGTTCCAGATACATACTAATACCAGAAGGATTCTTACTACCTTCAAATGGTATCAACAGATCATCTTTTTCCCACTCATCAAGTATCTTATAATATTCTTGTACTAACCCGTATTCTTGATCAGTCATTTTAAAGTTAGCTTGTCTACTCAATACTTTCTTTGGTATTATTGGTATCCCTTGTTCAGTAAAAATCTTTCTTGCTAACCATCTTGCACTATACTGGTACATTTTTCTCTCCATACCAAATAGAATAATAGATAACTTGATATCAGGAGTTTTATTCTTTATAAACCAATCAATAGCACGTATCATAAACATATCTTGAGCAAGAGTACTTTTACCAGATCCAGTTTCTCCTCCAATAACATAACTAGTATTCTTTGCAATCTCAATATAATCACCTACTCTATCATAGCTTACTGGTATGATACCTGCTTTACCATTTCTACCATTCTCAATCTCCTTATGTAATTGCTCAGATAAACTCATTATGCACTGTTTGATTCCGTATCATCGGAAAGTTCCTTTAATTCTTCATCCTTCCAGTATACAAACTTTCCACCATTAAGATAAGCTACAGTAGCTTTCATGTATTGGAAGTCATTATACTTAGAATCTTTATGATTGTAACTTGTTACTTTCCTCGACTCTATCTCTACCTTTAAGCAGTATAACATCTCCTCATCAGTAAAACCTGCTGATTTCTTTGCTGTCTCATATGCTTTAAAGGTCTTTTCTTTATCATCTCGTAGTCCCCTGGTGCCGGTAAATGTCCTACCCTTGAATATAAAGTTCATACCTGTAGGATATGTTAACCACCACTCTTGAAATGCATCAGAATATTCTATTTCTTTCTTCTCTCTTACTGGTTTATATTGATTAAACCAATCTTCATAACTACCATCAGGATTGTTTTTTAAGAATGCCTTGATGTTGTTAAACTGTGGTAAGTTAACCATAAAACGAGCTTATAAATTTACAAAAAATGTTCCTCAAAACAAAAACATTTTGTACTATTTTTT